CAATGTTGATAATTTTATTTTGCTAATGTCAAATTTTATTTCTTCTTCTGGATATTTCTCTGAAATGTATTGATAGATGTAATAGGTATTTCCATAAATTTTAAAATTTTCTACACCCTCATACTTTTTAACAAACTCTCGACAGTCGCGGACAGAACCAGGTTGAATTGCATCTACATACTCTCCGCCCAAAGTCTGATATTTAGTTTTCTTTTGAGAAGGAACAAAAAGAGTCGGATTAAACTTCTCACGGTTCATAAAGTGTTTACCGTCTTCATATCCACGAACCAAAAAGTTGTCCCCAACCATTTGGACATTTGTATAAAATCTCATTCTTTAGTTAATTCAAGATACTTTTCAATAACTTCTTCAGTTGGATCGGCAATAGTCAATATATCACTAGATCTAATCATGTATTCTGTTTGGTCTGAGATTTCAATCCAAGGTTTCATTTCTTTGATGTTATAAAAACGATACGGATTTATAAGACGACAATCTGGTTCGCCAACATCAGCAGCAACCTCTTCAATTTCAGTGATTAGAACATTATCTACGTCAATCAAAATACATTTAATAGATTTACTCATTTTCTTTTCCCCCATTTTTGATGTATGTTTTTAACTTATCAAAATACATTTCTTTAACCGAAGCAAGAGGATCGACAAGAGTTACCACCCAATCACTAGGTATAAGCATTTCTTTATCGTCGGTTAAAATAATCCAAGGAGAAAAAACTACTTCAAGTCCAGTTTTACCTTCTGGTCGATGATCTTCTTCCTCAGTTAAAAGAATAGGAGTTCTAACTGAAACTCGGTGTGGTTCTTTTAATATATATCCACAAACTTTATCATCATTAGAGACCAACTCTTTAATATCAGAAATGAGTGATTCTCCAGATTTTAATAGTGCAATTTTAACTGCCATTTTGAAAAGTATTCTTTCAAGTATTATAGAACAAAAAAATGGGAAAGTCAACCTGGATTTTGCCAGGGACTTTCCGCGACGACGATATTCAATTTTATTTATCATTCACGCTTTCTCTTAAAAGCACAAACTTTTTTACCAGGAGCCATTGCATATTTTACAGTCTTACCATAACAATTTTCGGGAGTTGGAAGTGGAGGATTTCCAAAGTCTCCAACCTTTTCTTGAATATTTTGAATGAACTCCTGGAAAGTTTTCATTTTTATTTAAAGATAGTCCTTACGTGCATGATGCTCTGGTACTATTTTCCCAAGTACGATCCGTAGAAGTCCGTCTTCAAATGTAACTTCCCTAACTTCTACATCGTCTGATAGAGTCCAGACTCTCTTGAAAGATCGTTGAGCCAATCCTTTATGGACATACTGGGTATCAGACTCCCCGTCCTCTTTTTGTCCTTCGATAAAAAGTTTTCCATACTCTGTGTATACATAAACTTCTTTCTTTTTAAATCCAGCAAGTGCAAGTTCCAAACGTGATTCTACATTACTTACATTAACAATATTATATGGAGGATAATTTGAAGTTGTTTCGTGAAGGTTAAATAGACGATCAAAATATTCGTCCATTCCAATACTATTACGAGTAGTCATTTGAGTAGCTCCTTAAAAAGCGAGTTTGTGTTTTGTGGATCCTTTCGGCATCCGCATATAATTATAACACCTTTATAAAAAAACGGGGCAGTGAACCCCGCAATTTTTATTCGGCATCCTCTACCTTTTTCTTTTTAGCACCAATATTATACTTGGTTTCTAAAATCCAATCTCCTTTGTCCTTATGAGCAAGAACTTTAATTTGATTCAGGGGAGCAATGTCTTGAATCTTATTAAGATCAACAACCTCAACCAAACCCCAATCAGCAAGAAGTTGGGTGATACGATTGCGACGCTGAATATCGTTCACAGTCAGGTTTGCGTGTTTGCCATCTAGAGCAAACAGTTCCTTAAAGTGAACTAAGTAATATCTGCCTTGCTTGTGTAGAATATGGCAAGACTGATAGATTTTCTTTTCTTTTCTTGAAGCAACTCCGATTCGGGTCAAAGTTTCACGAACTTTCAAAAAGTCATCTGGTTCATTCAGAATGACTTCCACCATTTGATCGGGCGTCCACTTCACTTCAGGTTCTTGAACGACACTCATTTTGTTCCTCCAGTTTCAAATTTCGATTTAATAAATGTTAGTTGTTCTTTGGTAAGAATCCTCAAAGCTTGTTTTGCCTTCTCATTACTATATCCATAGTAACGTTTAACATAATCAAGGTCTTTGATTTTATCTTGACGGAGCCAGGGAGAAAATCTCTTCTTTTTCCTCAGACTATTTATAAAAAAGTCATATTGCATCTTTTTAGGAAGAAAATGATATTGATTCATTTCATTCGCAAACATCAAACAATCAATATGTCCCGAAAAACAACGATTGATAATATATGGAGCATATTCCTTCTCAAGTGAAGGATTTTCATCAATTAGATTGATCTTTGTCTGATTGATCGAGTTTAACCAGTCCTTCAATTCAGTCATTAATTAAACCTTCTTTTTTTAATTTATCATATTTGTAGCAACCAGCAAAACTAAACTGTATTTTTGGACCTTTAGTATAATTAGATAACAAAAGTTCTTTACGTTGTTTTTGCTCACGCATATATTCACCCACAGAACGCATCGTGTAAGTTAGATCAAACTCAGCAGCGTTCCAGTTTTTAAACCTATCTTTTACAAGTTGATCGGAGTTATAACTAATCAACTGATCCATATCGTTAGCGTCGCAATCAGCAGCAAACTTATCGTGATCAAATCCTTTGTGCAGTGATCCCTTACGCCCATAGAGGTTGTCCTTAATATCATAAGGAGGATCGAGATACATAAAAGCACCTTTGTTCCCATCCATCAAATAATCATAGGAATAGTTAGTGATTTTCCAATGTTCAATTATTTTTGAATACTCAGGCAGTTTTTCGATACCCCGCAAACTAAAATTAGCATTACTTGCCTGTGCTGAAAAAGATGAACTCTCCGTAAGACCACTGAAACTACACTTATTAACAATATAGAATGCTACGGCACGATCAAAATTTGACACATCTTTATAATTGATCTTCTCCTTAGAAACTAAGAAAAGTTGCCCTGCTTTATCTGGAGTATTATTTTTTGCCTTTAAATCTACAAGTTCTCTTTTTAAATCACATCCAAACATCTGGAGTTGTTGCCAGAAGTTTACAAGAGGTTCATATAAATCATTCACCCAAATATCTAGGTTGGGATATTTCTTAGTGATGTAAATTGCAACACTTCCACCACCAAGAAATGGTTCCCGAAACTCATCATAGTTGCGAAGGTCTGGAAAATAATAATCCATTTTGGCGACTGCTCTACTTTTGCCGCCAGGGTATCTTAAACAGGTTTTTAATTGTTTTTGACTAATTGCCATTCAATTTCTCCATAATCATTTCATACGTTATAAGTGCAAACTATCAATATTCTCCTTTTCTCATCATTTAGTGGATAATCGTATGAATGATAATACAATCCATCAAAGGTAACTATTCGATCTTCATTAGGAAATATTTTTAACATCATTTCTTTTTTTTCTCCACCAAAATGATAAGAATTGAAAAATTTAATATTTTTAGAATCACTAGAATCACAAATAAATTTTTCAGAGTAAATATTAGTTGTAGCAGAAGAATCTGTCAAATAAATCAACAGTTGATTGTGTGGGAAAGGATGATCCACATGAATGGGTGATCGCGTAGGTTTATTCACATTACAGCAGGAGTTGACTCCTATTCTATAATAATTTTTGACTGTTATATTATTAGCAACAAATATTTCATCAAGCACTACTTTGAATCTATCATAAACTCCACTTCTTATTCTAGATTCAGTATTATTGACATTAAGATATTCATCTTTAGTTTCTGGTCTCTGCAAAACATTATGGTAATACAAAGGAACATCTTGATAATCGTCAAGTCTATCAACCATATGATCAAGTGTTTCTTTTTGATATAACCAAGACATATTTGGTCCAAAAATAATTTCCTTGAGATCCGAATAGTTCTTAGTCAATGGATTTTTAAGAATATTAAAGTTATTCATTGTCATTCATTGAATATGGGTGGATTATATTTTAAATATTCCCTAAAGGTAAGTTTCATTTCTTTTTGAGTCATACCACAATGCTTTGCCGCCTGAGGAAGATTCATTTTAGAATAAAAGAGTGCTTCGTTTGCCTCCTTTACATTTTTGGGATTGTCTTAACTGGAATATCTCTTAAATTTTTATAATTCATAGGAACTCGCACTCAACCATTATTTCAGTTAATGCTGCTAAGAGATTGATCTCTTGGTCGGCACAAAAAGCAATTTGGTATTGGTACTTAGCAATAATAAGAATAGCAGCAGGAATAGATTGTGGTGAAAGACAAGTATAACAGGAATCATAAATCCTGCGAAGAATGATAGAAGAATCGTTATCTAAGTTGGCGACTACCCACTTTCGAACTTCAGGAAAGTTCTTATCTTTGAGATTCTTAATAAGTTCATTTACTGAGATGTCTGAGAAAGATACAAGAATTGCTGCATCAATTTTTCCTCCTGTAGAATACCTCTGAAGAGTATTAATGAGTTGTCTTGTATCTGGAAAATAATTTTTAATGAGTTCCGCTACAACTTTTTTATCATACTCAATATTTTCCTCGTCAAGAATATGAGACATTCTATTGAAAATAGATACCATCAACTCAGGTTTTTCATTCTTCGGAATAGGAGTATATTTAAGAACAACACACCTTGATTGGATTGGTTCAATAATTTTATTAAGATTATTACAAGTAAAAATGAAGCATACATTATTGTGAAGTTGTTCAATTACTCCACGAAGACAGAGCATTACATCATTAGTTGTCCCATCAAACTCATCAAAAAATACTACCTTTTTCTTATCATTAAACATAGAAACAGTAGTTCCAAAGTTAATGACTTGATTGCGAATAGTATCTAAATACCTTCGCTCAGAAGAACCATTCAAAAACAAAACATCCTGTTTTGTAATCTTACAGAGAGTTTTAATAGTTTGTGTTTTACCACATCCCTGAGAACCCTGAAGAATGAGATTTTGATTTAGTTGCCCCTCATTTACTACATTAGTAAAGAACTCCTTTACACTTTTGGTAAGAATCAAATCCTCAACAGATTCTGGTGCCCATTTTTCAACCCACAAAAATGGTTTAGTATCAGTAATTTTCATAATTTAGATCCATTCAGGTTTTTTCAATTCAGAACTTGGGATAATTTCCCACCACTGTTCCCCATCAAACACATACAAGTTGTACGTGTTTTTATCAAGAAAAAAGTCACCTTTTTTATACGTCATATCCATTCAGGTTTTCTATTGGGAAGGCGAAGATAGTTATCCTTCACCCAAGGTTTAGATGCAATGTATCTTTTGTAAGCAGTAAAAGTGTCAATGCTATCGTCAAGTTTATACTCATCAGGCATTGCCCTGGTAAATTCTTTTACATTAGTATACTCAGAAATAGAAATCTTAGCATTATTATGAAAGATTACCATTGCTTCTTCTAAAGTACTCAAACAAGAGTGTCGTTTCTGATACCGATGTTCGTACTCAAAGCATAAATGTATTCCGTGTGTAATCAACCAGGCAAGATTATAGTGATTGTCTGCAGCCCATTTGGTACAGGGATGATTACGAAAGGCACCCTTTACTGTATTGTAAGGAGTGTCGTCTACTTTATTGATTGTGCCCCAGTCATAGTACCATTTAGAATATATGATGGAAACCATTTGACAGGTTTCTAAAGGCATTTTAACAACGTGTTTATCTGGAAGGCAGATGGCACTTTCTGCAGGCCAAGGAGAAGTTACGAAGATGTTCATCAGAAACAAAACTTTTTTATATAATATCGTACTATTGTTGGTTTGTCTTCCAAATAATACGCTTCGTGTTCTCTCATTCCAGCACTATAGTTGTTGGATGCTATCATAGAGTTTTGTACATCCTGCAACTTATTGGGAGGTAAAGGCATATTTATTTTGGGTATTCCCAAAATATTAGTCATTTTGCAGTTTTGAGCAATGTGAACTGCTTCATGATAAAGCGTCTCATTTACATAATAATAAGGATCAAATTTACTATTTTCAATATTTTTTGTACAGATGGTAAGTATTCTTGGTTTATCCGAATATCCGAAGACATCACGATTTCTGCAAAATTCATAGTTTTCTTTAATAATAACTCTTGCAGAAATTAAATCATTAAGAATTTGTTGTCCTTGGGGGTTCAAATAAAGAATAAAATGGTACATCACCCAAAAGTTGAATCAGGTTCTAGAGCAATATAATAGCACAGATTGTACTTGGAATTTTTGAAATGTGACAGAAGTTTTTGTGACACAACCACGTCATAAGCACCAGGAATAATTTTTATATTTTCTACCTTGAAGTTGAAAGTGAATTCTTTGTCAGTCTCACCAACCACAATCGCATATTCATTAGAAGTATCATTCTTCTTATCACGAACCAATAATTTGATGACGCCATTTTCACCAACAGCAGAGAAGTCGGGAAGTTGATATACTGCTGCTGCCTTGAGTAGTTTCTCCAGAGAAGTGTTGTCCAGTTGGAAGCAAACGTCCGATGAAGGCAATTGAATGTCCTTATCAGGGGGGGAGATAATCACATTGGGGTCGGCAAAGAAATACTTCACACGACGCTTACCTTCTTTAATGCTTAGATAAGATTCTTCATTAAAATCAAGGTCAGGGTCCTGATGAAGACTCAACCCATTTAAAAATTGATTCAGATCATAAATCGCAAAATCACGAGGAAACTCTTCAGTAATATCTGCTTCAGCAAGAATGTTCTTAGCAACAGAAATTGTACGGAGACGATTACCTTGCTTCACAAAAATAGAGTTATTAATACTTGCAAAGTTTTTTAAAAGAGCAAGGGTACTGTCTGAAAGTTTCATAGTTTTATCTTTAATTTTCATAATCAGTAAGGAAAGTCAGATTTAGAGGTTTTATGGAAACCAGCAAAGTGATAAAGAAGAATACCATAATGGATAATCTTCAATGCGTCAAGTTTGGACATTCCACCCTTTTTACCAAAACGAGAGGAGTATTTGATAAGATTATCACGACAAAAAGGGACTCCATCACCAATCGCATCGATGATATCAATCACTTGAACTTTTGAATTTTCCGAAGCGTAGTGAGAATTGTAAGTGCTTTTGATATAATTTTCAACAGATTTTAGAGTTTTATCTTCTTCATATTTCCAAAAACCATTGCTATTTGTATCTTCAGAGACATTCGGACTAAAGATGAGAGGGGGATTTAAAACAAGATGATCTTCTCCAAATCCCCCACGAACTCTGGATCCAGTAAAAGCAACAGTATCTGGGGAAAAGTAGGAATTTCCCGTCAAACTAACACCATCTTCTTGCCAGAATGCCTGACTTGTATGATCGGCAGAATAAATTGGTGCTTTTTCAACGGATTCCCGAATCTTTTTCAAAGAATCTTCATAGGTGCTTTCAAAGTTTTCAGACATATTTTTTTATAGTAAAGGGTAAAAAAGTAGGCACATTAACCTCTTTATATTATATCAGAACGGATCTTTATAGTCAACATGTCCAACAACCTGATCGGTTTGAGAGGGCATTTGGAAGTTAACATCCACTTTGTCATACAGTTCAAGAAATGCTTGCTTGGTTTCGTCATCAAAACGATTTACACAAACTTGAATTGCCTTTGCCTTATCTTGAAAGATGCTATAAGCACGGATGATATGAACCAAACGGCGGGTGCTGATGATTTCCTCAATGCCACCATCATAGAAGGTCTTGCGGATGATGTCTGCCCAATCAACCAGGCGCTTGCAGAAGTCACGGTCTTCCACACCAAGGTCCAGAGCGATGCCTTCCAGGATTTTCTGTTCCACAGCAGGAGCGGGATAATCTTGCTCAAAAGTCACAGGGAAACGCTCCAAGAACGCTTCGTTGAGCACGTTAGTTCCAATGAACCTACCATCATCTGAACCTTTGCCTTTAGTATTGGCGGTTGCGAACACATTGAAACCAGCAGCAGGTTTCACAAAACGTCCAATCTTTTTCAAGAAAACACCCTTGCCTTCCAGAACAGATTGAAGACACAGAATCTTATTGGAGGCAAGGTCAATCTCATCCAAAAGTAAAATTGCACCACGCTTCAGTGCTTCAATCACAGGACCATTGTGCCAGGCAGTTTCACCATTCACCAAACGGAAACCACCGATCAAATCATCCTCATCAGTCTCAATCGTGATGTTAACACGAATCAGTTCACGGCCAAGTTGAGCACACGCTTGCTCCACACTAAACGTTTTACCATTACCCGAAAGACCCGTAATGAACGTCGGATAAAAAAGATTGGAAGAAATAATTTTTTTAATATCGTTAAAGTTACCAAACTTGACGAAGGTATCATCTTTTTCAGGAATCAGTGTTTGTTCTACAGGAGGAATCACAGCAGGAGCTTGAAAAGTACGTTCGATTTCTTCTACTTTTTGTTGGGTAACTTCAAGATTCCAACGACCACGAGAAGTCTTATATTGTTCCAAGCGGCGGGTTACGGTCTGATAGTTCAGACCACGAGAAGCACAGAAACCCTTGAGGTCACCAGTGGTGACTTCTGAACCATACAGTTCTTTAATGGACTCAATCATTTGGGCGTCGTTCACAGCAGACTTGCGAGGCATAATGTAGTTAGGTGTGTTTGTTAACTGAAGTTATTATACAAGAAAAAGAGGGGGCATTCAAGTACCCCCCGTGACAGTTTGGAAAGTGGATCAGGCGACAAGTTCCATAAACTCCCCAAGAATCTTTTTGTTCATTTTTTTAGATTTAAGACTCTTTACAAAAGCAGATTTGATTTGTGCCTTAGAAGCATCCTCAGCAACATCAAACTCAGTATCCTGAGATAAGACGTTTGCAGAAAGACCAAAGTATGAATGATATCCAGACTTCTTGATGGTAAATGCCTTTTCTTTTTTCCAAGAACCCATCACCTTGTCGTGTTCTGGACCATAATACCCACAATAACGACGAATAAAATTGTTAGCATCACGGGATTCTAGAACACGAATACCAATGAAGTTAATATTGATAAAGTTATCCCTCAGATTATGAAGGAGAAGGTCAGTAAACTCCCACCAATCAACATCACAAGAATAAGTATTTCCAGTATTTCGGTCTCGAATAAAAGCATTAGGACCAATATGAGAAGTTCCCAAATAAGGACCATCTTCCCAATGACGCCTGACTTCACGATGATACTTAATACCACACGCTTCACCGTCAGTCAGAATCACACACTGAACTTTTTGGAGTTTATTCTCTTTCTGGAACTTAGGCAAAATTTGATGAAGAGAAATGAGTGCTTCATTCAAAGGAGTGCCCGAAAGAGAAAGACCCAAAGGAATAGGGTAACGGGAATAAAAATTACGACCAAAAGAATAGGCAAGGCGAAAGATATTCTTCATTTGTTCTTCCAAAGTTTTGACATTTACTTGACTAGTTAAGAGATTCATCATCGAAAACCACTCACCAACCTGAATCAGTCCATCTTTTTTCTCATAGGCAAGTTCCCGAAAATTTGCTTTACTATTATCATCATAAGAAACACGAGGATAGTCAGTTGTGAAAGCATAAACCTCAAACGGAATTGCAACTTTTTTGCAGAACCAGACAAGATTAAAGAGTTGCTTAACAGTATCAAGCATTACATTACCCATTGAACCAGACCAGTCCAAAACAAATATCAGACCATGATTCTTACCATCAGCAAGAGTTGTAACCTTTTTGAAAAGATCTTCATTGTATTTGTAGGTATGAAGTTTGGTGCAATCCAGAACACCAGTGCGGGCAGTTGTAGCACGGGCATAGGAGTCTGCTGCCTTGCGACACTCAAACTCTTTGACTAGATAGTTGACTTCCTTTTGCACTGAACGCTTGAACTCTACAAACTGATTATCCACCTCACCAAAAAGATCTTCATACTTATATTCAGTATTTTCCGAATAAGAATCCCAAGATTCTTTACACCGAGAATGAATATCAACATTCGGAACGATCACTTTTTTCAGGTCAAGTTTAGGCAGTTCCAAATAAACATTTTCAGGACCACTATTATTGATAAGTTCTTTCAGTGCCTCTTCCAGAGAGTCCATCGTCTTCACTTCAGGATCTTTATTCTTCTCACCACCACCCATTTCTGGGGTAGTTTCACTCATTTTGGGGGTGGTTTCATTAGAAGCGGATCCTTCGGAAGAATTTGACTTGGGTTGGTCGTTATCACCTTCCTGCTGGTCGGTGAAATCAGAAGCAGGTTGATTATCAGCACCACTTTGTTGTGCTTCCAGGTTATCCAGGTTGGTTTTTACTTGTTCTTGTTGTGCTCGCTTACAATACTTATAGAGTGCTTCTGCTGCCACCAGGACATCAGCAAAGGTTTCAGTGTTGGCAATCAAATTGATGATTTCAGTCTCTTCGCCACGCTCAATAGGAATATCAATATAGTTGCCAATCTTGAACCACAGGTTTGCACGGTCAGCAAGATTATAAGTTTCTAGTTTATCGTCTTTGATTTGGAAGAAATCGTTATCGGCAAGTTCCTTATAACCAGCGTAAAAACTTTTAGGAGAACCTGGATACTTCCTTTTACAAAGTTTTTCAATACGAGCGTCTTCTACAATATTTACAAATTGTCCTGGAATTTTATAATCTTTAGTCCAATCAATATCGGGGGTCCACAAAGAATGGGAAATTTCATGAAGGACGAGCATCGTATAGATATTATCACTTGCCTTTTCCCACATCGGCAGAGTCAGAACACGAGTATGAACATTAAAGCAGGCAGTTTCTACTTTTTTATGTTCAACTATGATGTCTTCGGTGGCAAGAAGCTTGGCGAGTTGAGACTTGATTTCGTGATTGAAGGGCATTAGTTTGATTCGTATAGAACCATCATACAAAAAAAGAGGGTGATGAAACCCTCTAGTGTGCCAGTTTGAGAAGTGGTTATTATTGTATTCTGTTTGGGTTTGTTCTGCGATTAGCGAGATTTACACCACCAGATTCAGCACCTTGCTTGATTTTTTCATCACTATATCTATTAGCATCTGTTGTATCCCAACCACCTGGTTGTTTAGTAAATGTGCCAGGTTTAGTTTTGTCGGATACTCCCTCAACACCCTTTTTCATAGAGAGAACGGTGTTTTTTCCATACATTCCAGGAGAACTAATGTTTGATTTTGGAAGAAAATCAAACATACCCTCAACAATACTCTGCTTCCACTCTTCACTCATATTTGCCATAATAGCAAGAGCTGCCTTGTTGGTATTAGCATAACCTTCGGCAACTAGGTATTCTAGGAGATAGTTAAAGAAATCGTATGATTCTGTTTGATCTTCTTTTTTAGGCATTCTAGCACCAGTATGATGTCTTACAACACCAGCAGAATCAGTATAAGTTGCTCTTTCTGGTCTAGGAGATACATAACCTACGCCAGGAACAGAACCAGTTTGTATCTCCTAGACCAGAAAGAGCAACAAACTGGTTCTG